AATCCTCACCTAAAGCACCACCGTTTAGAAACAAGAAGAAAAAAGATCTTGCTATGTGGGTTAGTGATATCCCTGAAGATCTTTCCGATTTGAGAACAGCTTTTGAAAAAAGTTGTGGGGAGTCTTACGCTTTCATCCAAGCATTTGACTGAAACCTAAATGGAACCCAAGCTTTTAACGAGCGATGAGGTCGCGCAGAGAGTTGAGATCACGGTTGACGCTGATCCCCCCCACTTGATACCTGTTTCTACCCCTGCGCGATCTCTACCTCGCTTCTTTGAACCATCAATAGATGCAGCTAACTCTTACGCCAACTATCTGACCAGCGAAGGGTCATTTCAAACAGGCTTTAAAGGGATAGATATTTGTATGCCAGGAGGATTAGATCGTGGAGACATGTTCTTAATCATTGGTAAAACCCATTCGGGTAAATCCACTATTGCTTACAACTCTGTGATACATAACCTGCAAAGGTCATCAGATTTTAGAGCTGTCATCTTTTCACCTGATGAACCAAGAGAGCTAGCTATAGCGAAACTTTATTCGATTGCTTTTCAAAGAAACTCTGCTGAGACAGAGAAAGCTATTCGAGAAGGAGACGTTGCTCACGTTCAAGAGTTCGAAAATGCTTGCAGAGGTTTGCTAGACAGAGTTCTTATCTGCGACCAGTCTTTAACTTTTTCTCAAATGTTGAGCGCTATGGATGAGGCTCAAAGTTATTGGAACGCTCCAGCTAACGCAGTGGTAATGGACTACCTTGAGTTATTGCCTGGAGATTCCGCTGATGCTAACAGTGTTGCTCATAAAGCTCAGGAAGCTAAACGTTTCGCGAAGGTAGCTGACGTTCCTTTAGTTTTGTTGCACCAAATAGGGCGTGGCGCATCAAAACGTGGCACAGCAGGGGGGATATCTGCTGGGCGTTTCGGCGGAGAGTCTGAAGCTGTCGCAGTTTTAGAATGTTACAGGCAGAAAGATCGTGAAGATCTTTCTCATCAAGATCAGATTCGGTTTGTTGATTCAATCAATTTGAGTTTGTGTAAAAACAAACGTCCACCATTCAGGCTCATAGATATTGAAATGGTTCTTGATCCTAACAGCGGAAGGATAAGAGAACCCAGTGTTCACGACATGCAGGATAGAGACTGGGAAGAATTTTAATGGACTTCTGGGAATGGATTAAAGTTGGTTACGACAAAGGTTTCTGTTCCGATGTTGGTTGTACAACACATGACCCCCCTTACACATTAGAAGAATCAGAATCTTTTATGGATGGTGAAGACCCTTGCTGTCACGTTGTTCGCATCTATTCACCAATGCACACACCGAGGGACGAGTAGATGGATATTGTTCAAAAGTTCGCAGCCCTAAACCAAGGAGGAAGACTAGCCACCTCAGACGCAGACGGAACTTTCAGACCAGCTAAAACACCTGAAGGTAAACCCATACCCGCAAACGGAAAAACGTTTTACAACGCAGTAGTAGAACACTTGTACCACCATCAAGCAATAGGTGTTTACCCGCTGACAGAAAACGACACAGTTAAATGGTGCGGAGTTGACCTAGACGTAGGGGACCACGACTCTCTAATACATGCAGCTAACTTAGAAATAGTTTTAGAACAATTCGGTATCAAAGCATGGACTGAACTGTCACGATCCAAAGGCGCCCACACTCTTGTCTACTTAACTTCTGAGATTCCCGCCGAGACAGCAAGATACGCGATGCTGGCTGCTTGCCAAATAGTAGCTGCACCCACAACAGAAATATACCCTAAGCAAACATCAGCTAAAGGCGGATACGGAAACGGTTTACGTCTCGCTTACCCCCAAAGTAGAACTCCTGGTAGGCAAGTTGTAGTCGATTCTGATTTGAAAGAAATACCATTAGAAGATTTCGTAAACGAAGCATACGAAACAGCAGCTTTAAATGAAAATCTCAGAGTCTTAGCTGACAGATATGTTCGACCTAAATCATCAATAATTAAAACAGACGCATTTAGAACAAGACACACAGACACCTTCGGGAAGATAGCTAAAGAAATATGGGACAAAGGACCCAAAGCGGGGCAAGACAGAAGCTCAATGCTTGTCGCTTTCGCAGCTTCTCTACTGCGTCAAAGGTTTCATTCAACAGATGTAGAAATACTTGTCGCAGAGTGCGACATTAGATGGGGGCAAAAATACAGCAAACGTGCTGACGGGGCTTGGCGTATAACTGAGCTAGTTAGAAGAACACAAGCTGAGATTGCACAAGGAACCCTTCTTTGAAAAGAAAAACATACCGTTTCGTTATACCAATGAAACCAAGAGCTAAACCAAGACCACGAATAACCAAACGAGGTTATGCTTACACCCCAAAAACATACCAAGAGTACGAAAAAGAATTTGCCAGCTACTACAAAGGCCCCATGTTTGAAGGACCAGTGTCGATCAACTTAACAATCAAACCCAAAAAGATGATCGTTTACATTACAGAACTAGAAGCTGAAGAATCGAAAGTGCGCGGAGATTTAGACAACATCGCTAAAGGTGTACTTGACGCCTTAAACGAGATCGCATACCCAGATGACAAATGGGTGCAGAAATTATTAATTCGTAAACAATAAGCGGGGGAGCTTAGGAGAGCTCCATTGACAGAATTTCATAAGAAGAACTGGTCACAGCGAATGACCAGCGGAATGGGGGACCAAGCTGAAGGCGTGTACGAAGAAGTATACGGAGATGAATCGGAACGATTCGGGTTTAACCTTCCAAGATTTCCTATAAGAAACATCCCACCCATACTCAGATACGCACCCGATTACATACACGGGACAGCCCCCGCAAGGTTTGTTGAAGTTCAAGGCTTCTCAACAGCTCTCAAAGTAAAGATCGAAAAAATAGGAGGATTGTTTCATTGGCAAACGCATCTGCCTGTCCACCTGTTCTTCTATTCGTCCCTCAAGGACGACTATTGCGAAATCGAATTAAACGATTTCCTGAAATTAGCTGGCCAGAAAGCCACGTTAAGTTCATACGACGAAGGAAGTAAACCTTACCTTCGATTCACTCCAGGGGTACTGCCTTGGAGTTCTGATGGAAATAAATGATCGGAACACACAAGCCCATGACCCTAACGATTTCTCATGGATGTCAGGGAAAAAAAGAAACCAACCAGCTAACGAGTTTCACGCCCTTATGGAATCTAAACCTTTCGACGAACCAGAAATAAGCATTGAAGAAGCACACGTACTCAGAGAACTGCTCGCAGATGCAATCGATTCACTACCCGAAAAAGAAAGATGGCTGTTTGAAGTTTTGTTCGTAGCAAAACTTTCCCTCAGGTTCGTTGCTCGCGTACTAGATATTCCCAAAACAACATTAGCTAGACGCAGAGATGCTCTCTTAGCGCAGCTCAGACTTGAGCTGGAAGACAACCCGATAATAAAAGAAAGATTGAAATGAAAAAAGAAAACATCAAATCATGGCAAGACGCTGCACATTGGGCTTTGCAAAGTCTTCAAGCTTTAGGCACTCAAAACAATTCTTTGAAAGAACTGATAGACGATCAAAGATCTTTATTCCCTGAAAAAGCACCAACACATGAATGGTTAGCTGACGTTTACACAGCTACACAAAAAAGAGCAGAGATACCAATAGAAGATTCCGAGCTGATATCTCTAATAGCTTTAAAGCAATCATGGTATGGGCCTTACAACATTCTCGCTTTCGGAACGTTAGGTATCCTTATACGCATCTCAGATAAGTTCGCGCGTTTAGAAAACCTTGAGCAGCTTCAAGTAAACCCTGAAGAAGAAACCATCCGAGACACCCTGTTGGATCTATGCGGCTATTGCATCATCGGAGTGATGGTTAAGAACGATTTAATGGAAATTCCACTAATTTCCTAAAAAAGCTCCGCCGTACAGCCCTCCTAAGGCGTTCCCAGCAACCGAGTGGGGTGATTGTACCTTGGGAAAACCCCTATTCTAAGCCCATTTCATCAAGAGGAGCTTCAGCGGTACGTTCCAAAAGATTCATAACTTGAGAAAACCACTGCATAATAAAGTCAGCAGCGAAGTCATTATGATTCTCATACGCTTCATCCCAAGCTGCTAAAACTTTAGCTAGCTCATCAACAGAGAACGTTAAAAGAATCCCAACTTGTTTAGAATCAATCCACTTGGCATGAGAACCATCTTGGAAAGAAAACGTTTCCCTGCTTTTATTAAGCTCGTCTGATATGTACTCCTCGATATCTTCGCCCTGCTGAATTAAAAAATCAGCCCAAGCTTTCTCCATATCGAGGGGAGGCATGACTATTTAGCTAATTGTGCAGCAGCAAAACTTTTAACAGCAGCTAATACCGCTCCAGCTACAGCCACAGCAGCAGCTTTAGCGGTTGACAAATCAGTCACTACGAAAACGGCACACGCTGACTGAACTGCTGTCCATACCGCCCTGTTTAAACTATCTTTAAAATTCACTGGTTTCATTTTTTACCCTTTCCAGCTTTAGAGAGAGCAATAGCCACAGCTTGTTTACGTGGCTTACCCTCTGCGATTAGAGTCGAAATATTCTGAGCGACAGCCGCACTAGACGACCCTCGTTTTAGAGGCATTAGTCGTCGAGATCGAACTTGGCTCTCATTTTGGAGCCCATTCGTCTAATAGCACCATCATCCATAAAGCCAAGATTGCTTGTTGGACGTTCAACGCTAGTTACTAAAACTTCATCAGCGTTTACAAGGTTCATTATCTCGCCGTCTTTCACAGCTACCTACTTTCCGAAAGGACGTCCGCCACTATTGGCGTTGCCCAAATTAGTGTTACGAAGAAATGCGGCAGCTTTCTTAGCTTTCTGGGAAATCTCCCACATGTTGAAAGAAGACGTCGAGTTGAAAGGCTGCTCATCTTGAGAACCAAAAGTGTCCTGAAAAGAACTGCCTATGTCTTTACCTCTTGCCATAAAAATGCCTCCTAAACAATGTTCACCCTGTCCCGTCAACTAAGCAGGAAACAGTTCATCCCATGTAGCTGCACCAACAACCCCATTACTAGGAAGGAAACGTGTCTTCTGAAAAGCCTTAACAGCAGCCTTAGTTTTACGCCCATACTTGCCATCCACAGGACCAGCATCAAACTTTCTTGCTTTTAAAGAATTTTGCACTGCCAACACACAAAAATGGTTGTTGCTTCTAGACCAACGCTTCAACGGAGACGCGATTACAGCCATTCTGAGAGCTTTAAAGAACTCAACTAGAGCATCGAACTCGGAGCCAACCAAAGGCTTCTCAGCGCGCGCGTCAGACACCTCAGACAACAGATCAGGTGCCTCATGTTTAACCCAACTGCGAAGATTCGATCCAGGACAATCAGTAGCTTTAAAATCTGAATGAACTTTTATCCACAATTTTTCCCCATAAGTGGCACGAACATTGTTAAACACTTCCAACATTGCTTTCTTTCCATCCTCAGAAAAATGCTCCC